GATGTACGAATACTATTGCTAGCGGTATTCTTAATAACCAATGGCTCATACAAAATTCTGGTAAATTTTCAATTAATTTCTTCATTTGTTAAAAACTCTTTTATATCTGTTATTTTTTCGTGTTGTATTATATTGATAATTAAATTTGTTAAGTCTTGTTCTTTTTTTAAAAAGAATAATTTATCAGTTATTTCTTTTAATTTATTTTCGTAATATTCTATTTCTTTTTCCTTACGCAATTTTTGTTCAATTAAATCAGTAAGAAAAACTATTTTCTTATCACTCATAACTTAGTACAAAAATTCCTTAAAAACTTACAATCAACTTCACCCTTACATACTTTTTCATGCTTAGCATTTTCCCAACAATCACCATCAGGCAGGTGCATTTGCACGAATATATCCCAAGTATCTAAAGATGAAAATAATAACATAGCTGGAAATACTAACATAAAAAATACTATAGTTAAAAATGCCCAACCAAAACCTTCATTATCATATGGTTCACTACTCACTTATACCCATCCTTTCCAAATATTCAGGATATAAATCTGGGTTTCCAGTACCGCCTGTACCATCATCACCAAAATTACATCTTGCAACAATTAATAAAAATAATAAACTTCCGTATGCTATATATTTACTAAATTTTATAAAACCAACATACGCTTCTTCAGCCTGTTCTTGGGCCGCTTTTTTCACATCATTCAATTCTTATTCCCTATATTATATTTTGGACACAATTCCCATTTATCTTTTTCTTTAAATGGTATGATTTTGATTTGTCGCATGGGTGCTAATGGATCCAATTGTTTAGTATTTTCAATTGTTATTAATCCCCAATCACTCATAAGTTGTGCAATTGTATTTCTACGCGCAACATCATTTTCTTCTAAATTAGACTTTTTACCATCTAACAGAAATAACTCTTTAAAGTGTACTATGAAATATCTGCCTTGTTTGTGTAGTATATGGCAAGATTGAAATAATTTATTTTCTTTTCTTGAGGCTACACCAATACGAGTAAGTGTTTCTCGAACCTTTAAAAAATCATCTGGTTCATTTAGAGTAACTTCTAGCATAGAACTAGGCGTCCACTCTATTATACTACTTTTTTCCACCTTTATAAACCTTCTTTCTTAATTCTCCAATTTGTTCGGACGAAAGAAGATTATGAACTGCTTTAGCTTGTTTATTACTATATCCATAATACTCTTTAATAACGTCCAAGTCATCTATAATTTGCGGTTTATTCCATTTGGAAAACCGTCTTTTCTTTCTAATCATATTTATAAGAAAATCAAATTGGAGACGATTATCTAGGTGGTGGTTAATATTCATTTCATTAGCAATTACCGCAGTATCTTTAAAGTATGATAAACCACGATTAACCATAAAAGAATTATATTGTTTTTCAGTAATATCATCAACTATGATATCTTTTTTACCAAAATTTATTTCATTTAAAAAAGTAAATGGACTCATTCGTAAACCCTATTATGTGTATCACTACATCTTACAAAAGTTGTACACTTTGGTATATCTTTTAAACGTCTTGCACCAATATATGTACAAGTTGATCTTACACTACCTAACAAGTCTTGTAAAGTGTTTTTTACTCGACCCTTATAAATAATTTCAACTTCTTTACCTTCTGACGCTCTATAATCTTTTAAACCACCAAAATGTTTTTCATTTGCTAGAGTCGAACTCATACCATAAAATTGCATAGATTTTTTTGTTTTAGTTTTTCTATGTGCTTCTGAACCACTATTAAAAAGTTGTGATTTATTACTTTCATTACAAATTTGACTTGTAATATATTCTTTTTCTATTATTTCTCCGCCACCTTCGTCGTGACCAGCGAGCATTCCTCCGAGCATGACAAAGTCCGCTCCTCCGCCCAGGGCTTTAGAGACGCAACCTGGTGTCGTACAGCCTCCGTCAGCAATAATAGAAGCACCAAGGCCATGAGCAGCGTCGGCACATTCAATGGTCGCTGAGAGTTGCGGGAAACCGACTCCAGTCTGTATACGAGTAGTACAAACAGAACCAGGCCCGATACCACATTTAACAACGTCTGCCCCATTTAAAACAAGCTCCTGTGTCATATCTCCAGTTACAACATTTCCGGCCATGATAATAAGTTCAGGAAACTGTATTCTTAGTGAATAAATGAAATGACTAAAAAATTCAGTATATCCGTTAGCAACATCTACACATAAGTATTTAATCTTTCCGTCAGTTAATTCGTAAACATTTTTAAATTTTTTTAAATCTTCTTTTGTTGCACCAATTGACATAATAGTGTAATTAGAAACTGCCTCACTATCACTATCAAAATATTCAACTAATTCGTTTTGACTATATGTTTTAACTAAACAAGTCATCAAACCAGACTTACGCAATTCTGTTGCCATTTCAAATGTACCAACTCCGTCCATATTTGACGCAATTATTGGTATACCATAAAATCTTCTATCTTGACCTTTAGCATTAGCAAATTCTATTGTTCTAAATAAATCAACTTCTTGTCTACTTTTTAATGTTGATCTTTTGGGTCTAAATAAAACATCTTTATAATCTAATTTGATTTCATTTTCAATAATCATTAATCAACACCATATAATTTAAAAAGTGATTTAACATTACCAACATGCTTCCATCTCGTTGGACCTCTTTGAAATACTACCCACTTATGTCCCCAAGCACCAAGAGCGTCTGGGTAATGTTCTTGCATATAATCATCAAAACTTTTTCCTGTAGTGTATATATCATCAACAATCATAGGTTGATGTTTTTCTTCTCCTGTTGCATATTTTTTTAAAGCATTAGCTAAGGGTATACCACCACGCGGTATTCCTTCTACTGATCTAAATGGAACATCTTGATATTCCATTATCATACTAGCTAAACAATCCCAATCATCTAATGATAAAGCATCACATTCTATTTTAAAATTTAATTGATTACCAGCATGAGATGTAAATTCACCCCATGTAAATAATTTAGGATCTTCTGCTGTGACAATTTCTACATTATCATAACTTCCGTCAAATTCTAATTTTACTGCCATAATAATTCCTTTTAAGTAGTATATCTTTTTTTAACTAATGGTTCAGATGAAGTGGTATCAATATAGTCACCGTTAGTTAAAAATGTTCTGTCTACAACTTCTTTTACTATTCTATCATCAACAATTCTATATGTAATTAATTCTTGTTTAATAATATTAGTATCTTCTCGCTCTATAGCAGTTTTTAGTGGTCCACCTTTTATAACCATTATGACCACCTCGGTCCACGTGCCCAACAAACTAATGATTTTCTTGTACCCTTAGTTACCGGTGTTACTTCATGCAATAAAAATGATGGAAATGCCACAAGATAACCAGCTTTTAAATCTTTAATAAGTGTATCACCTTCACAATGTCCATCCCATATATGTAATTCACCACCTTCATATTCTGATGGATCATTTAACAATATGCTGTAAGAAATTTTTCTAATATTATTAATAGAATCAAATAACCTAGTTTCATCTAAATGTGAAGAAAAACGTCCATTATCAGTATCTTTATATGTTGCATGTTGAAAACATTCAAACCCATTAATGTTAAACATATAATGCATACCATTCATTTCTCTAAGAAACTCTGTCATTTTATCGTATATCCATGATGTTTCTTCTTGTGGTTCAAGCCATCTTATATCTGAACTTCTATGCTCTGATGGAGACCCAGCACCATCAACACCATCTCTGCCAACAAGAGATTCTTTAATTTCAAATATTTTTGATACATCATCTATTTTTTCAAGTTCTTCTTTATTGAAAAAATCTGGTATAACAACACAATAATCGTTTATTTTGATGTTTTGATTAGCTTGTTCGGGATATATTGAATACATTATTTAAACTCCACATTTGCCATAATTTCTGTTAAACAAGCAACTACATTTAATTCGTGATCAGCTACAAAAGCATTTTTGTATTGATAATCAGCTAATATTAAAATTACTTGTGGTATACCTTGTGGTGCAATATGATCTGTCATATTATCATATATGCCACGAAAAATATATGAACTGTCAGTATCAATATTATTTGACACCCATTGTCTCATGTTTTTAAAATCTTTATCTTTTATAAAATTTAATAGTTTTGAAAAATTGTCAGACCCATTATTATCATTAGATAATCCACTAATATTACCGACAAAACTATTTCTTTGTAATTCGTTTAGTATTCTTCTCCAATCTGGAGCAAATTTCATAATCAAATTAACTACAGACATTTGATCATATTTTATATTTTCATCATCTAAGATTTTTTGTGATCTTTTTAAAAACTGATCACATAGTTCTGCTAAATCTTTTTTAGTAGTATTAAATTCATAAACACCACAACGAGAATGAAGTGGTTCAATAATTCTATTTTTAAAATTACAGGTTAAAATAAATCTACAATTATTTGCAAACTCTTCTATAAAACCACGTAATGCTGGTTGAGTTGATTGTGGATTTAGATAATCTGCTTCATCAAGTATTACGACTTTTACATCACCCTGTAATGAAACAGAACTAGCAAATTGTTTTATTTTACCTCTAAGAGTATCAATATTACCTTCTTCTGAACCATTGATTACAATATAATCTAAATTCAATTCATTACAAATAGCTTTTGCAATAGTTGTTTTACCCAAACCAGCAGTTCCAGTAAATAACATATTAGGTAATTTACCAGAGTCAACTATTTTTTGAAATGTTTCTTTTAAGTTTTTGGGTAATATAGTATCACTTACTATTTTGGGCCGATACTTTTCAACCCACAAAAAATCATCTGACATACTTTCTCCATAATATAATTATAACACAATTCAAATAGAAAGTAAATATTAATCATTCATTGCTTTTTCTTGTTCAAGTTCTTCTACACCTTGAATAACTTGTATACATTGATCTCTTAAACCACCAATAGTAGATAATTCTTCGCCCTTAAATGCGCCACGTTGACACATGGCGTCAATAACTGCAACCATACTTCTGCATGATTTATTTGCTAAATCTTGTATAACTTTTTCTTTTGCTTGTGTCGGATCAATATCCGTTACCATTTCTTTAGTTTCAGTTTTTTCTGCCATATTATTCTCCAAATGTTGATGACTTTTCTAATGCAATCCAATATTTTACGTTCATTCTAGGATTGATAAAATGTGCGATTAGTTTAGATGATATTTCAACTTCATAATCATCTGGTATTATTTTAAGATTACTTATATTCAAAATAAAGTTAAATTTTGTATTACTGTCATATTCACCAACTGTATCAATAGAAAAAGTATTTGATGTACTGTTTTGACTATCAATAACTGATAACTTTATTGCTCCATTACTATCAGTAATAGATACTTCTGAATGTCCTAAAGTTGACGCAGCTCTTTTTATTTTATCTAAAACTGCTGATTCAAGTTTGAATTTAACTTCAGCACTTGGCATATTAATATCTTTAGAAGGTGTAGTTAAAGTATCAAGTGATGAATAAAAATATTTTATTTTAGTTCTACCAGTCGAATCATTAATAGTCATATAATCTTCTTCAAATGATAAATTTGGTTTATCAACTAAACCAAGAACACCAATAAATTCACTTAAATCATATACACCAAAACATTTTGGAAAACTATCATCAAGTTCAGCAGTGGATAAAACATTTCTAGCTTCACTTATAGTTTTTAAAATGTTGCCTTCTTTTACTAAAATATTTTGATTGATGTCAGAAAAATTTCTTAACACCGACATTGTATTATCTGAAAATTCCATAATAAACCTCACTTTTTATATAATAATTATACAACATATTTTTCATTTTGTAAATACTAAGCCGCAATTTTTGAAAAGTTTTTTACTTTTACAAATTCTATTTTATCTTCAAATTTATTATCCAATATTTCTCCTTTATGTGATATTACAAAAACATTTGTTTCATCTGGAAGAGTAGTTAATATTTTTAATAGATTTTCTACACCTTCATAATCTAATGAGGAATCAAATGTTTCATCTAATATTAATAAATTAGTTGATACTGAATTTTTCATTTTAGCTATTTGACGCCATGTAAATAATAAAGATAAATCTATTCTTTGTTTTTCACCCTCAGAAAAAGAATCGTATGTAAAATCATCTCTGTGTCTTGATCTTATAGTTTCATTAAATTCTTCATCTAAATCAAAATGCACATAAAAATCTAACACTTGAAGATACTGATTAATTAAAGTATTCATTACAGGTAAATATTGTTTTATGATTTTAGTTTTTATACCCGTATCTTTTAACATTTCTGTCATAGCAGAATTGTATGAGTACCTTTCATTTCTTATCATTTTTTCATTATATAAATCAGACTTATCTAATATAAGTTTTTCTAATTGATCTTTTGCTGTTGTTAAATCAGCAGAAACATCATTATTTAAAAAGTCCTGATATTCTTGTATACTATTCTGTAAAGTTCTTATTATATTATTATTACTATTAATAATCATTTGTCTTTCTCTTACAGAACCAAGATTGTGATTCCAATTATCAATATCTTGTACTAATCCATCATATTCATCTTTTATTAAAGTTAATCTACTTTGTAGTGATTTTGCTTCTATTTTAGCCTCTGATAAAGCTGAATCTTTTATTTCTTGTGATATATTTTGTTTACAAGTTGGACAATTATCCGTTGTTTCAAAAAACTTTGCAGTTTTACCAATAGCTCTCATTTGAGTTTGTACTTCAGAATTAGCCATCATATTAATATTTTTTAAATCATGGAATCTTTTTAAATCATCTTCAATTCGTTTTTGTTCTTCATCTAACCCATATGATAAATCTGAATTATCTTTTTGATGTTGCGCTATTTCATCATTATGTGATTTTATTTTTTCTTCATACTGTTTTTTATTTTCATCAGTTAAAGTTTTTATATCTTTAATGTATTTCTTTTGAGTTTCTATTTTATTAGTTGATACATCAATTTTATAATTTAAATCTTTTATTTCGTCTTTTAATCTAGTAGTTTGCTCTCTTAATATTACATTCATTTTAGAAAAAATATTAATGTCCAGAAGATCCTCAATAACACTTCTCCGATGTCCACTTGATAATTGCATAAAGGGAATAAATGAGGAGGAACCTAATACAACTACCTGATGAAACGACTTGTGATTAAGTTTCAGGATATTTTGTTCAAGGATCTTCTGGTACTCTTTGGAATGAGATGATTGGTTCATCATATCACCATCTTTCCAAATCTCAAATGTGTTGGGCCTAATACCTCTTATCACATTATAAACTGATTGGCCAATTGTAAAATTAACCTCTACTAAACATTCTTTAGAATTAACAGAATTAATTAATTGATTTTTACTTATGTTTCTATGTGGTTTTCCAAATAGTCCAAAAGATATAGCATCTAACATTGTAGATTTACCACAACCATTTGGACCAACCACTAATGTTGATTTATTTTTACTTAAATCTATTTCTGTAAAACTATTACCCGTGGATAAAAAGTTTTTCCATTTCACTCTATTAAATTTTATCATTTCAAAGCCAAAACAAAAAGAATTGCGATTAATAATATATTAGTTA